ATTGGAACCATTATCACACCGAGAGGGAAATGCAAGTTAGTCCTCGAAAACCCGACGAACGGCACTTGGAAGTTTGATTTACAAAGAGGACTCGTGATACAGCCGCTAGCATGGTTGGATTGCTCGTTTGATTGGATCTACACAGTTGGATATTTCTTATATGCTCATATTGTATCGTTAATCTTTTTGATTGCCTCGATTTATGCCTGCTACCTTGTGCGCAGACTATATGTTCGGTTGAGTGACTTTAGCAACTGGAGATAGCGCCGCCACCATGTGACGCGCATGCTTACTGTCGCATTTGTTCAGCAAGTACGGAGTGAGTTTCAAAGTTTGTTTAGTGATTGGTGTCGTCGGTGGCGTGTTGCGTGCAATTATAAATATATCGCGGCCACTAGCGCTATTTTGGCCATTATTTCCGCGGTGTGGTTTATGCAATGGTGTAGGAATACTTTCCAACCACATGGGAATACTTCATCGAAGGTGGAGATATCCTCTGAACAGATCGGGGAGATTCAACGAACTGGCGATTTCTGGAGTAGCTCTCAAACGACACCTATACCCTCGATAACTACAAACCCAGGCGTTAATCCTGATTCGTTTGTGGATCAAGTTCATGCTGCTGTAGGTGAACTATATGTCACGAGTGACCCCGGTGTCGCTTTTAAGATTCTTAACATTGGGGGGGACACTTTAGTAATGACAAAACACGAGGCCCTACGTTTGATTGACAAGCTACCGGCAATGGTTACTGTTAAGTATGCAGGTGGCCGCTATAGCCGATATGAAGGGCTCATGCATTCATGGAAATTGGATCCCGTTGATGTAGACGTCGTGACGGCAGAGTCAGATGTTGATGTCGCTTTCGTGAGATCGGGCGGACCCACGCTACGGTGTTTGAGGAAGTATTTCCGGAGGCAGGGAGAAGTGGATTCTGCCAATCTCATAGCCGACGCAACAGTTGTTGGGATCGATGGGCGTTTTATTGCGCCTGTGATGCGCAAGCAGCGTATTAGGGTTCAATATCAAAG